TCCTCCGGGGTGCAATGAAACGGAATTATGGGTTGGGTGCTAATGCAATAGGAACCAAGTGGCTGCATGGTGGTGCCGAGATGTTCGCCAATGAGATGGGAGTTCCTACTCCCTCGATACCTCTTCCAGGGAAAGAGCGGGGTCCCCCTCCCTCACGCTCGTTTGGCAGGGCTTGGGTTTGTCTTGATATAAGCAAATTTGACCAAAGTGTCCTATCTACCCTCCTGCTCCTGGTTCTTTTCCTCCCTTCCCTAATGTATAACCGTGATAGTAGTTGGTGGCCTTTAACCCGTGCAATACTGCAATGGTGTTTGGATCGCTCCGTGACAAAAATAGTCAAGTGGTTTGGAAAGGGGTGGCGTGCAATCCACGGCCTAATGTTCTCCGGCGAATATTTAACGTCCCAGGGCGATTCTTACTATTTGGAACTCCTATTTGAGTGCTTTGACATGTGGCTCCGGGACTACCTCGTAGAGAATAAGTATCCGCCTGATCTCATTGAACGATTTGAAAAGGGATTTTTTGTATTTAAAGATTATGGCGACGATGGCGTGCTTGGGTATAGCCACGAGATAATGATGATAATTTGCCAGGGTACTAGTTCTCCAGTTCTTCTTGGTCAATACTTAAAGGAAAAATTCTTTATGGAACTGAAAATGTCGGACACGTATGTTTGTTGGGATGACCACCCGTTCCAGGATGACCCTGACTCAGGGTTCATAACGAAGGTCCACACCGGCGATTGTGCGGGCTTTGGCACCGAGGAAATTACCAGGCGTGGGGCCAAATTCCTCCGCCGTTATTTCATACGATGGGTTAATGACGAGGTTGTTCCCTGGCGCCCTACTGAGGACTATTTTGTCAAGGCGTCTTGTGTCGCAACAAGCCCCGACAACGTCGCGCGTCACATTATTCGTCTCAGAGCCTTAGCCTGCGACACTTACGGCACCAATAGTAGGGCATATTATTTCCTCAAACGTGCGCATGACTATATAATGGAAAATGTCAATCAGTTGGTGCAGGGAGAAATTTGTGATATACTTCAAGAAGCGTGGGAGGCCAACCAACAGGACCCCGGGACTTTGGGCCCCCTTGACGAGGAGAGAGTAATGTATAAAATTGGAGGCGCCGATGCAATCCCTATGTTGAAACGAGGATATCCCCCTCTCGGGAAAATACTAAAGCGTACCATGCGAGATGATGATAAACTCCGCGCTAGAGCCTGTGCATTTGAAGCCAGGTTCACCCAATCTGCTTGGGAATTGGTCCATTCTCCCTATATTTGCTAATAGCTATTCACAGCGGCTAGGAATACCACGTGATATATGAGCATTGCGCGTGGCGGTGTGATTAACAGTGCGGGCCGAATGCAAATAATACCGAGAAAAAAAAAA